GGTGATTCGGGCCCCAATAAAATTCTAGCGGAGCAATTTTTCAAAGTGGTTGACAGCTTATTTATTAATCAGGTGGCGTAGTGGTTGACACATCAGTTGACAACATAATGCTAATAACCAAATTCGCGGCAAGCCAAGGGGTGAGCCGTCAAATGGGTTATAAGTGGAAGAAAGACGGGCGGCTTGTAATGACTCCAGACGAGAAAAGTGTCTACGTTAAGGAGTCAATTGAGCGTATCAAGTTGACAAAAAGTCTTAATGGATCGTTTTATGACCAAAAAGCCAAACAAGAAAGAGAAAAGATTAATGAAATCATAGCCGACAAGGGGTTGTCAGAGTTGACACAGGAAGTTAGTTACCAGCAACTTGACTTAGAAACTGATGACGCTGATGTTTTATTTAAAAACGCACGTGCATTAAAAGAAAAAGCATCGGCATTACAAGCAGCAGCAGAACATGCGAAGTTTGTCGGTGAATTGGTTGCCAGGGATCATGTTGAAAAGATTGTATTTGAACGTGCGCGTCAATTTAGAGATGGACTTTCTAATTTATCAATGAGACTTTCACCTGAGTTGGTGAGCTTAAAAGATGCGTCTGAAATACAATCTTTATTGAATAAAGAGCATAGGCTGATACTAGAAGTATTTGCTAAATTACCGGTGATTGAATAATGACCACACAAGAAGAACTCAAAAAATTATTCTACTATGATCCAAATACTGGTTTATTTACAAGATTGATTAAAACAGCAAGGAGGCACAAAGTAGGTGAGGTGGCTGGGAATTATTACGGTAATGGTTATATGAGATTAATGATTAAAGGCAAAGAATATATGCTACATAGACTGGCATGGCTTTATGTTTACGGAGAAATACCAAAAGATAAGCAGATAGATCACATTAACTGTATTAAAGATGATAACCGTATAAATAATTTAAGGCTTGCCACAGGGTATCAAAATAGTAGTAATCAAAGAATAAGCAGAAGGAATACTACTGGGCATAAGGGTGTTATTTTTAATAATAGTCGTGGCAAATATCAAGCACACTGTATGGTACGTGGCAAAAATTATTACCTTGGTGCTTTTGGAACTTCTGAAGAAGCAGGTATTGCATATAATAATTTTGCTTCAAAACATCATGGGGAGTTTTTTAGAGCGTTATGATATGTTATCAACGCCTGTACGACATTATCTCTGATGGGCTTATGCCTGATCTTGATTTGCCTGTGGATGAATGGTCGGACAGATTTATGATTATTCCGAAGTCAACTGGCAGTAACGAATATGGCCCATATAGAACGCAGCGGACACCACACGCCCGAGAAGTAATGAAAGCTCTGTCAGATGATCATCCGTGCAAGCGGGTTATCTGTATGGTTAGTTCTCAGATGTTCAAAACGCAGGTGGCTTTAAACTGGTTTGGTTCAACAGTACACCAATCCCCGGCAAATTTTCTATGGCTTATGCCAACCGGCACCCTCCAAAAACGTATTGCCGGACGTATCGATAAAACAATCGCAGCCGTTCCGGTGTTGCGAGAATTGGTAGCCAATCCAAAGTCACGAGACGCAAAGAATAACTTGGACATCAAGGAATATGTGGGCGGTTCTTTGTTTATTGCCACTGCCGGCAGTGCTGCAAATCTGTCTGAATTACCAGCGCGTCGCGTTGCAATCGATGAGGTTGATCGATGTGAAGAGAACGTAGAGGGCGAGGGCGATCCAATCAAGCTGGCAGAATCACGGCAAACTACTTTTAAATACAACAAAAAATCTTATTATTATTCCAGCCCGACAATAGACGGAGAATCCAGAATTGCGGAGCTATACGAGAGCGGCACAAAAAGACGCGCACTTGCTGAGTGCGTACATTGCGGCCATGCTCAGGAATTGATATTTGAAAAGCTTGTTATGTCTGATGACGGAGAAGCGCTTTATCCATGCGAATCATGCGGCGGTATGCATCGGGAATCAGATAAGACCAAGATGTTTGCAAAAGGCTTGTGGTCTGGTGAGGATAACGGAGAAGAGACTCAATCATTTACAGCTAATTCAATGTATTTGCCCTATGGTTGGTTATCATGGGCTGATTTGATATCTGAATATGATCTAGCCAAGGAAAAGCTTGATCAGGGCAATGACGCAATGATGATTGTGTTTTATAACACCAGGCTTGCTAGGACGTGGAAGCGTACTATTCAGGTTGTTACATACCAAGCATTGCTTGACCGTGCAGAGCATTACAAATTAAGACTAGCACCTATGCACGTTTTATTCGTGACTGCTGCGGTTGATACCCAGGATAATCGGCTTGAGGTTCAGATTGTTGGATGGGGACGGAACATGTCGGCAACCATACTGGATTATGTTGTGATACATGGCGATCCCGCAAATGATGATGTGTGGGATAAATTGACTGATTTAATTAACTCCGGAATTGAGCATGAGTCAGGATTAACTCTGCAAATCATAGCAACAGGTATTGACGTAGGCGGACATCGAGGGGAGGCAGTGAAGCACTATGTTAGATCAAAGCGAATCCGCAGCCCGATTGCTTTGATCGGGGCAACTAAGCTGAATGCGCCAACAATCACTAAAGGATCGCTGCAAGACGTAACGTGGAAAGGCGTATCAGACAAGAAGGGCGTATTACTACATAGCGTCGGCACTATTGAAATAAAGCACATGATCTTTTCACGCCTCCATACGGACGCGGAAAAAGAGACCGAAAAGCGCATGATTAGATTTACCAAAGATTTAACGCCGGATTATTTTGGCGGTCTGATCTCAGAATCATACGACAAGAACAAAAAAAGGTATGTCAAAAAACATGAAGGCATCAGGAACGAGCCCTTAGATACTTTAACTTATGCATTTGCAACGCTCTATCACTCAAGCATCAGAGCACACAGGTACACAGAAAAAGACTGGAAAGCACTTGAATATAAATTCAACAATATCCAGCGAGAAACGCCAACATTATCTGAAATAACCCCAGAAATTAAGAAGGTAGTAGAGAAAGCTCCGGCCCCGGCATTACAGCGGCGCGGCAAATCTATGATGGGGTCTTTACGAGAAAGGCTAAGAAGATAATGGTAGACATACTGGCCAGGATGTCAGAAGTATTATCTGAACAAGGTATAGATGAAAAAAGAATTGTGTATATTGAGTCGAAATTGAGACATGAATTTTACGGTGGTTATGCATACGTTGGTAAAAGTTCTAGACATAATTTCGCAAAAGTGAAAGAAAAGATTGCTGAGTCCATAAAAACTGAAAGTGATTTTAAGGCAATCGCTAAAAGACACAACGTGTCGCTGCTTACTGTATATCGAGTTGCAAAAAATAACAGGTTAAAAAAATGACATTTACTGTTGATGATTTAAATGCAGTCGAAGCTGCCATAGCAAGCGGCGAATTGACTGTAATTTCAGAGGGCAGGCAAGTTACTTATCGCTCTATGCTAGATTTAATGAGGGCGCGAGACTTGATCAGGTTGGAGTTACAGCAAGCCGGAACATTGACCAAGAAAAAACGTTATTCGTTTATCAGTCGAGGTAATTATTAATGGCTAAGAAAATGACTCGCCCTGCGAAGCTTGAGAAGCGCACATTGCAGCTGGTCGATAAACTCAATAAAAGAGCATATGACGGTGCAAAAACCGGAAGACGCACAAGCGGATGGGTTAGTGCAAGCAATTCTGCTAATGTCGAGATAACATCATCATTAAATCTGTTACGCAACAGATCGCGGGAACTGGTTAGGAATAATCCCTACGCGGCAAAAGTAATGCGCGTTTTATGCACGAACTACATCGGAATAGGCATAACTGCCAATATTAAAGACAAGAAAGCAGCAAAACTCTTTAAACAGTGGATTCGGGAGTGTGATGCTGACGGTCATTCTGATTTTTACGGATTGCAACGGCTTATCGCTGGCACAGAATCGGAATCCGGTGAATGTTTGATTAGATTCAGATATCGAAAAGAATCTGATGGGTTATCAGTACCTTTACAATTGCAAGTCCTGGAGCCGGATTATCTTGATTCTCATAAATTTGAGGATTTGCCGGGCGGCGGGTGGATTCAGCACGGTATTGAATATAATGGCATAGGCCAAAGAGTGGCTTACTGGTTATATCAACAGCATCCTGGGGATATTTCTCCAAAATTGCAAGGATTACAGTCTTACCGGGTATTAGCTGAGGACATTATCCATTTTTACGACAAAACTCGCCCAGGTCAATCACGCGGGGTTCCTGTTTTAGCTCCTTCAATGTTAACGGCAAATGATTTGGATGATTATCTTGAAGCCACGTTAGTTCGCAAAGGTGCGGAAGCATGTATATCGGCATTTGTTAAGACCGAAGATCAAGACCGATCAATAGGAATTGATACAACAGACCAAGATAACAACAAGATAGAAGAGCTGTCTCCAGGGATGGTGCAATACCTTAACTCCGGGGAAGAAATAACCTTTTCTAACCCTTCAACATCATCCGGTGACGTTGGTTATACAAATGACAGGCTTCATGCCATAGCTGTTGGCGCTGGCGTGACTTATGAGCAAATGACCGGCGATCTTTCCCAAGTTAATTATTCATCCATACGCGCAGGAACACTTGATTTTAGGCGTGAGGTCGAGCAATGGCAGTGGTTAAACTTCATTCCGATAGTTTGTGACAGGATTATGCGTAAATTCTTCGATTTGGCGGTTATAACCGGCAAGATCAGAACATCAGATATTGAAGTTGAATGGACTACACCGAGATTTGACTGGGTTGATCCTGTAAAAGACGTGCAAGGCGAAGGGATGGAAATGGCTTTGCGTTTGAAAACGTGGTCAGAAGCGGTTCGCGGGCGCGGGTATGATCCGGATAAGATTTTTGAAGAGTTGGTCGAAGAAAAAAAGAAATTTGACGAAGCCGGAATTCCCTATCCTGCTGACAATATAAAAACGAAAGGTGTCGGTGGACAGAATCCTGAAAACCAACAAAATGCACAAAATTAATTATCTAATTACTATGTAAGAGTAAAAGCTTAGCTGCAATTATGCGCAATATGAAGGAGTTTTGCGCATATGGCAGACAAGAAACCAGATTTAATCACTACTCGCAACTTTGATTTAAGTATCACAAAGCGCGCGCAGGAAGAAAAGACAGAAGCAGCACCGGGCAATCTGGTGTTGGAATTTCCCTTTTCATCTGAAAATCCCTATTTAAGACAATCTTGGTTTGATGAGCCTTGGGTAGAAATGCTCGGGCATAGAGAAGACGAGGTTGACTTGTCACGCCTAAATGATGGCGCTCCCGTACTAATTAATCACGGCGCAGGGCGCACAGAGGATTCCCCTCTCAGATCAATCGGCAAAACTGTACGTGCTTGGACGGAAGGCAATCGCGGATATGTGGAAGTAAAACTATCACGTAGAGCCGGAATGGAAGGCTTGCTTCAAGACATCGAAGACGATCTTATTCCGAATGTCTCTGTCGGTTACCAAATTTTAGAAAGAACACTCATTTCCAAAAAGAAAGGCCAGCCCGATGAATACCGGGTAACTAGATGGCTCCCTATGGAAATTACTTTGTGTGACATACCAGCGGATGCAACGGTTGGGTTGGGTAGATCAATTGATATTAACGGAGAAAATGTAATGGAAGAACGGACAGAAGAAGTGGTTGCTACTCAATCGCCACCTGTTGATGTTGATGCTATCCGGTCAGCAGCAAAGAATGACGCGATTAAAGAAGAGCGACAAAGAGCGAGTGATATTCGTGTTGCTGTACGCTCGGCAGGTCTTGAAATGTCATATGCTGACGAATTAATAAATGATGACGTGACTGTTGATGCAGCAAGAGCCAAAGTATTGGAAAAGCTTGCTACTCGTACAGATGAGCCAAAAATCACAAGCCGTGCGGATATTTTTACGACTGTTGACGAAACAGAAACACGTCGCGATCTAATGACAGAAGCGGTTATGTATCGCTCAAATCCTAGTTTAGGTTTAAGTGACGGTGCGCGTCAATATGCAGGTCTAAGCATGTTGGATTTATCGAAAGAATGCTTGGATGCAAGAGGCATTAAACATCGCGGTATGGATCGTTTGCAGATCGTTTCACGTGCATTTGAAGGCACTTCTGACTTGCCTAATGTCTTGGCTAATGTTGCGAACAAATCACTACGTCAAGCATACGAAGCGGCTCCGCGTACTTTTACACCCTGGGCGAGACAAACATGGGCACCCGATTTTAAATTGATGAGTAAAGTTGTTTTGTCTGACGCTCCGGCACTTGAGAAAGTGACAGAAAACGGCGAATTCAAACGCGGCGCTGTAACTGATGGCAAAGAAACTTATCAATTAGCTACATACGGCAAAGTGATTGGTTTGACACGTCAAGCAATCATCAATGATGACTTGAGCGCGTTTACCCGTATTCCAGCGATGTTCGCTACTGCTGCGGCAAATCTGGAATCTGACACGGTGTATGGAATTCTGACTGCAAATGCGGCTTTGGCTGATAACGTTGCTCTATTCCATGCTGCCAGCCATTTCAATTACACCAGTTCTGGTACAGTGATTTCAATCGATTCTCTAGGTGTTGCTAAAAAATTGATGCGTTTGCAAAAAACGATCAAAGGTGTGTTTATGAATTTAACACCTAAATTTCTGATCGTTCCAGCGCAGCTCGAGAGCGTAGCTTGGCAATACGTAACACCTGATTACTTCCCTGCCACGGCGGCCACAGTAAACCCTTTCCGCGGTAAGCTGCAATTGATCGTAGAACCTCGTCTGGACGCAACTAGCGGTGTTTCATGGTACTTAGCAGCAGATAACAGCCAAGTTGACACGGTTGAATATTGCTATTTGGAAGGAAATAACGGCGTTTATATCGAAACCCGTCAAGGCTTTGATGTAGATGGAATGGAGATTAAAGCGCGTTTAGACTTTGCAGCAAAAGCTATAGATTACAGAGGCTTATACAAAAATTTGGGCGCTTGATAGATATATGGCACGTGTAGATATACCGGGTTTGTCTGGTTATATGATTGATGAGTGTGGCCAGGTTTGGAGCTTGAAAAAAGGTCAAGGGAATCGATGGAATGAGCCTCATATAATTAAGCCATGGGTAGATAAACGAGGATATGTGCACGTTACATTACGATCAGGCAAGAAGCAGAAAAGGTTTTGCGTGCATGTATTAATGATGATTTCGTTTGTGGGAGAAAGGCCAATGAAAGCAACTGTTTCTCATTTGGATGGTAACCCTTCAAACAATCATATTAACAATCTAGCGTATATGTCTCATAGTGATAATGTAAACCATAGATGGGGTCACGGCACAATGATACACGGAGAAGGCTCGCACCTATCAAAGGTTAGTGATTTAACTGCGGCTGAGATATGGGCGGATATAAAATCAGGAGCAAGTAATAAACAAATAAAGGCCAAATATAGTGTGAGCGAATCTTATCCTGCTGCTATGAGGGCTGGAAGGTTGCGTAAACATATAACTGGGATTGGTTTGTCCGTACATTAATTTAAAAGGAGATAGTATGATTAATTATATTCAACCAGGTAACACCTTAACACTAGCACCAGGAGCTGATGTTGCGGTTGGTGTTGGTTATTTGTTTGGTACAAGTTTGTTTGGTGTTGCTGCTGAGACGGTTGCAAGTGGTGTTGAGGGGCCTTTTGTTACAGAGGGTGTAGTTGAGATTGCTAAAACCAGCGCATTAGCGATATCAATCGGTGACAGACTGTTTTGGGATGCCACAAATAAGGTGGTCAACAAAACAACCTCAGCGCAACAATGTGTCGGTATCGCGGTTGGTGCAGCTGCTAATCCATCAAGCACTGTGTTAATGAAGATTGGTGCATATACGGCTGTAGCTGCTTAATTATGGCAACACCTTTCGCCGCTCTTCAAACAAGGCTTAACTCTGCACAGATTAAACATCTTGCAGATAAAACCATGCTTGTGGGCGGTAATGAGGTGACGGGCATTTTTAACAAAGATTATGTTGACCCGTTCAACGTAGAAACCAGCGCACCAATGTTTTTTTGTAAAGAATCTGATGTTGGCGCGGTTACTCATGGGCTTGCAGCGGTTGACGGATCAATATCTTATATTGTTCGTGCGGTACAGCGTGACGGCTTAGGAATGGTCAGGTTGATTCTGGAATTGCAGAATGGCTAACCATGTGCGGCAGCAGCTAAGAGAAGCGATAGCAGTAGTTGTGACTAATCTCACTACTACAGGCGCAAGAGTCTATCAAAGCAGAGCATATCCGCTGCAGGAAACAGATTTACCGTGTTTGCTGATAAAGACTGAATCAGAGCGTATTGATTATCAAACGATACATGCATCAACACTGCAAGAGCGAGATATTACAGTCACTATCGAAGCGGTAGCGAGAGCGACAAGTAACCTTGACGATACGTTGGATAAGATTTGCAAAGAGGTTGAAATATCTATCAATGCGGCATCGACAATAGCAAAAGACATTAGGTTAATTGGTACAAATTTAGATACAAGTGTTATAGGAAATCAGCCCGTCGGATTGGCAACAATGATTTACAAGATGAAAGTTTATACCCTTTCAAATGCACCAGATGTAGCAGTTTAAAAGGCCATTCTAACGCTGTGAAGCGCTGAGTGGATATGAATAACCAAACGCCTTGGTGGCGCTGGAGAAAGCAAGATGGCAGCAACAGCCCTAATTTTACGTAATGCAGTAGTACAAATTCAAACAGCTCTAGCAGCGGCTAAAACCATCACCGGCATTTCAAAGGTCAGTGAAGCGGTTGTTACTGCTACTCATGATTTTTCAATTGGCGACATCATTCTTATTGAAGCGGTTGTTGGTATGACTCAGATTAACGACAGGGTTGTTCGTGTTAAGTCTGTATCAACGACAGTTTCTTTTGTATGCGAGGGTTTGGATTCTACAAACTTCACGACCTACGCAAGCGGTGGCACGGCTAAAAAGATCACTCTGGGCGCGTCTTTCGACAATATAACCCAGTTCGATTTGCCTGATTCTGCTCCAGATAAGCTGGATATCACAACCATTCATGACGACGAGAAGCAAGAAGCATTCGGCCATGACTCGGTTCAAGAAGGTACGTTATCACTGATTGCAAATCCTTTGGCTACGGCGATTCTGGAGGTGCAAACAGCTTCTAAAGCGAATGCACGTAGAGCATTTATGGTCACTTTGGCATCCGGTCAAAAAGCAATCTTTAATGCTTATTGTTCTGGCGGCTCTGGTATGTCCGGCGGTGTTGGTGCGGTAGCAACAGCACAGATAAGCTTGACGCTGCGTAATAAACCTCAGTGGTTTGCATCGTAATGAGTGCCTTGGCTGATAAATTACGTGCGGCGCGTCGTATCGAAATAAAGATCGATGACAAGACTTTCTTCGGCACGCGCGCCACTCCTGAACAATTCAGTCGTTATGCCACACAAGCATCTACAGACGCGGAAGTTTGCCGGGTGCATATCGATGACTGGTCGGGTGTTAAAGAGTGTGACTTGATCGACGGTGGCAGCAAAGAAGCGGTCAAGTTTAATCGTGATGACTTTTTTGAAGCGATTGGTGAAAAGCCTGATTGGTACAAGCCAATAGTTGCTGAAATCCTGAAAGACGCACAAGAGCGCTTCGCTACGAGGGCAGCGAACGAAAAAAAATAACAGACTGGCTCGACTATCAACAAGTTAAAGATTTTGTTGGTGGCGAGTCAGTAAAGTTAAGCACAGATCAAGAAAGGGTCATATCAGCGTGGAATATTTTAGAGGGGAAAGTTGATTTCTCTCAAATAGATGGTGTCGCTGAATACCTGCAAGTTGTTGACATAGAGTTATTTATTGATGGTCTTTTATTATTAAAACAGCATAACGATGACCACCGCAACAACTCAAATTAACATCACAGCAAAGGATTCTACAGCGGCGGCGTTTGCATCCGCTGATAAGAATCTATCTGGTTTATCAAGCACAGCATTAAAAGTAGGGGCAGGACTTGCGGCGGTTGGCGTGAGCGTTGCTGGCGTTGTCAGTGCGGTTAAAGGCATTGCACAAGCTACAATCCAATTCCAGCAATTTACCAATACATTACAAGTCGGCACAGGTTCGGCAACGGCTGCTGCTGATGCTCTTTCTTTTGTTCGTTCTGAATCACAAAGGCTAGGACTTGACCTAGCGACTGCTGCGGATCAATTCGGCAAGCTTGCGGCGGCTTCTAAGGGTACGGCGTTAGAAGGCAAAGCGACACGGGATATCTTTACATCGGTTGCACAAGCTGCGACGGCTCTAGGACTATCAGCAGAGCAAACAGGCGGCTCACTGCTTGCAATACAGCAAATAATCTCAAAAGGCACTGTATCAGCGGAAGAGCTGCGCGGTCAATTGGGCGAACGATTGCCCGGTGCATTCCAAATTGCGGCGCGTGCTATCGGTGTAACAACTCAAGAATTAGACAAATTACTCAGAACAGGAAGTATAACCGCAGAACAATTACTTCCTGCTTTATCGCGTGAATTAGATAAAACATTCGGATCTCAATCAGAACAAGCAGCCCAGGGCTTAACAGCTCAAATGAATCGGATGAATACGGCTATTTTTGACCTGAAAATAGCAATCGGAGAATCTGGATTAATCAATTTCCTGTCGAGCGGAATAGAGCTTGCCACAAAGCTTGCAAATGCTCTCACAAATGCATTTGGTGGAGGCAGCCAGCGACTATCCCCTATTGAAAAGCAAATATCACTCATTAAAACGCTTGAAGAAGAGCTTGAGTCAATGCAAAACCGGCTGCACATACCGGTTATAGGCGATTTACTTTTTGATAAGAAAGAAGCGGATTTGCTGAAATTCAGGATTGAATCAGCAGTTGAAGATTTGGCCAAGATGAAGGTTGCATCCGAGGAAACAGCGGATGCTATAGACAGGATCATTACGCCAGGAAATAAACCAAAAGGATCAGTTAGTAGTAATAACACTATAAAAACTGCTATTTCAGAAGCGCAAAGATTCATTGTGTCTTTGCGCAAAGAAGCAGAAACAGCCGGTCTAACATCGGTTGAAATGAAGCGGCTTGAAGCTGCTCATCTTGGCGTATCAAAAGCAGCAAATCCGCTTATTAGCCGGATTGAGCAAGTAACAAATGAAATGGATGCTCAAAAAGCAGCGGCCCAGGCCTTGTCTGCTGACTTACAGAAAATTGCATCGATAACCGAATCAGTTAAAACCAAAGAAGAGCGATTGATTGATACTCAAACAGAGTTGAATCGACTGCTTAACTTGCCAAACTCGAATCTCTCAATTGAGACTTACAACAGGGCATTACAAAAAGCACAGGATGAGACGCGAGAAACTGCCAGGGTAACACGCAGCACAACTGACGAAATGAGCCAGTTGTGGATGCAAGCCGGGCGCAACATACAATCCACTTTAGCCAACAGCATATTCAACTTTTTTGATGACGGCTTAAAAGGCATGATCAAGAATGTTGGGATTGCTGTAGCGCGTATTGCGTCAGAGTTTGCAGCATTACGGATTGCCCAATCTGTCGGCTTGGCTGGCATGTTCGGCGCGTCAGGCGTTGCGTCGGCATCCAGCGGAGCTGGTTTGCTTAACCTTGCAAGTCTAGGAAGCAATGCATCATCATTTGTTAACAGTGGTTTTGGTATAACTAGTTTAGCTGGAAGAGGATTGTCTTCGCTGGGAGGATCAATAGGAGCTTTCGGTGGCGGTCTTGCTGGTTCAAGTGCGGGAATATTCAGCAATGTTGGCGGCGCAGGAACAGCATTCATAGGTGGGCCAGGAACAGCTTTAGGAGGCTCAGGATTAGGAGGCGCGGCAAGTCTAGGGGCTAGTACAGCATCCTTTGGTGGG